CGCAGGCCGCTTCTGTTCGCTCTGGCGTGCCACCGGCCAGCCAGCGCAGGGAGCAATTCCGGCTGCGGCGGCGGTGCCTACGAACGCCACGACTGGCGCGATCCAGTTCGCCCAGCAGACAGCGCCAGCAACCAGCTATATCGGGCAGATAGCGGTCAACGCCAGCAACGGCGCAATGTCGTGGGAGATACACGACCGCCTCGCGCACAGCGGCGGCGGTGTGCTGAACGTCACCACTGCCCAGACCAATATTGCGTGCGACCTCTTGGCTCTGGCTCCCCCAGCGGAACGCATAGGCAGTGCGGACTACGGCGACGTGCAGACCTGGCTGGAGGTGTACGCGGATGGCGGCGCTACCGCATCGAACGCCACGATCAACGTGACCTTCAACGATGGCACATCGGGCAACCTGAACACGCTGGCGGTGGGAGGCACGATCCGCACTGGCAATATGTTCTCGCTGGACGCCCTGCGCACCACAGCGCAGCAGGGCTTGAACATCCGGGCGGTGAACAGTGTGACCCTGAGCGCCAGCACGGGCACGGCTGGCAACTTTGGCATCACGTTCACGCGGCCACGGGCCTACATCCCCACACAGCTGGCAAACCTGACCCAGACCTATGACTGGGCGCAGTTGGGCCTGCCCACCGTACCGAACGGCGCGTGCCTGTTCTTCATGGTGGTGCCCAGCACAACCTCCAGCGGCACGCTCCGAGGCGGCGGCAAGATCATTCACGGGTGACGCCATGCGAGTCCTACTCATCAAAGACGGGCTGGTGGTCAACGCCATCCACGCGGACAGCGTGGAGCGTGCCCAGCAGTTCTACCCCGACAACATCGCCATGGAGCAGCCTGACGGCGTGGGGCCGGGCTGGCGGCTGGTAGATGGCGCATGGGTTGAGCCTGAGCGCGTGGAGGTGCCCGAGGACAAGCGCATCACGCGGCTGGCCTTCCTCAACCGCTTCACCGACGCCGAGGCTGTGGCGATTGATCTGGCCTCTCAAGGCGCGACGGTGCAGGCGGCCTACATGCGACGGTACATGCAGCGCGTCAACGCGGCCAGCTTCATCGATCTGGCAGACCCGCAGACGCGCAACGGCGTGATCGCGCTGGAAGATGCCGACCTGCTGGCCGATGGCCGGGCTGACGAGATTCTGAACGCGCCCGTGCAGGCTGGCGAACGACCGACAGGGGGTGTGTGATGGCGCTGGGTGGAAACGTATTGCGACAGCACGTTGTCGAGTTCATCCGGGGCACCGGCATCGTCACCGATGGCGTGGTGGATGCGACCAGCCTGAACGGGCCTTGGTCTTGGCAGGTGCCGGATGGGGTGGCCGAAATCACGCTGGATGGGTGTGGGGCTGGTGGCGGTGGCGGCGGCGGGTTTAACTCTACGGTTTCCCGCCCGGGCGGCGGTGGCGGCGGCACTGGGCAGGTGCTTAAAGGCGCCAAAGCAATAGTTGTCCCCGGCTCTTTGCTGACAGTCTCTGTGGGTGCCGCTGGTTTGGGCGGCGCTGCGGGGTCAGACGGCACGGGGGGCGGAAACTGTGTGATTTCAGGGCTGCTGCCTGGAGCAGATTTCAGCGGCATCAACCAAGGCAATGCGCTAGATAACGGAGCGATCTGGATTCGTGGTGGAAGTCAGGGCACTTCGCAGGGCGGTGGAGGTTCAGAAGGCGGTAAGGCTGGCGCCGGCCGCTTTGATTTTGGCATGGCGGTAGGGATATTTGGACCAAACAACGCGGCTTCTCCGGGAAACGGAGCCAACGTCGTTGGCGTGACCAACTTTTCATTGGGAGGCGTTGCAAACTTCGGCATAGGTGGAGCAGCGGGAGGTCCGGCCTCTACTACTGGCTCAGTTGCTGGCGGCGGCGGCGGTCTGACTCATGACTCTAGGCACCCGATGTTCTGGACTAACGGCTTTAGCACCCGCGCGGCTGGAAGCACGGACGGCACCAACAGCTACGGCGGCGGTGGCCGTGGTGGCTTCACGATTTTCGGTCTAGGCGGCCCGGGAGGTAATGGCCAAAACCCCGGCGGCAACGCCACCGGCTACGGCGCAGGCGGCGGGGGTGGCGGTGGAGGCGCAGCAGGCGGCAACGGCGCAGACGGCTACGTCCGCTTCACATACTGGAGCATGGACTGATGGCACTGACCCAGACCCACGGCGGCACGGCCACTATCGGCACCGCCGAGTACGACCTGCCCAGCAACTCCACCACGCTGTCGGCGCTCAGCACGCCCGGCGTGTACCAACTGTTTCTCGATCTGGCCAACCTCACGGCCACCGAGCGTTACCGGCTGCGCATCTACGAGCGTGCGCTGGCCGCTGGCACTCAGCGCATCGTGGAGGAAGTCGTCATCACGGGCGCTCAGTCTGAGCCGATCTACGCCTCTCCCGCGCTGGCGCTCATGCACGGCTGGACGTTCACGATCCAGAAGCTCCAAGGCACCGACCGCTCCATCGTCTGGTCTATCCGGGGGCTGTAAATGTGGTTTAGCCCGCTATTGCAGGCGGCGGCAAGCCAAGATCAGCCACCAGAACCGGCGGCGGGCCCGGTCGAATTCCCGCAGCACGACCTACCCGTAGGCGTCACAGGAGGCTCGGCAGTCTGGGACTTCATCCAAGCCGGGCCCGTTCTAGAGTCCGATTGGTTCGAGCCCGGCCCCGAACCATTGCCTGCCGTGGTGGGCAGCTTTGCCGCGGCTGAACAGGGCGCAGACACATTCGCATCGACGGGCACGGTAGGCGCGGCGGGCACGGTCACTGGCAACCTGGCGGCGACGGAGCAAGGCCCCGACACGCTCTCGGCATCGGGCGCAGCGCGGGTCTCTGGCGCGCTGAGCGCAGTCGAGGCGGGCGCGGACACCTTTGCCGCGCCGGGCGCAGTCCGTGTGCAGGGCCTGTTATCGGCGACGGAATCAGGGGCGGACACGCTGGCCAGCACGGGCACGGTGCGCATTGCTGGCACACTCGCTGCATCCGAAGTCGGCTCGGACATCTTTGTCGGCAGTGGCTCCCAGGTCACCACGGGCAGCATGGCGGCGCAGGAGGTGGGCAGCGATACGCTGGCGGCGTCCGGTCAGATCATCGTGCGCGGCGCGCTGGCAGCATCGGAGACCGGCGCAGACGTGGCGCTCATCGCTGGCCGGGTGGTAGTCACGGGCTCGGCGTCGGGGATAGAGGTGGGGTCAGACACGGCCAGCATCAGCGGCATTGTGGTGCCCGGGGCTACTTTGCTGGTCAACGTGTACACCGACTCGGGCTGGATACCGGCCCCGCTGCGCCGATGGGATGGCTCGGGATGGGTGCGCCCGGACCTAGCACGCTGGACAGGCAGCCAATGGGAGGCACAATAATGGAACGCAAACCGATAGCGAGGCTCTATGCTCTTTGACTTTTTCAAGCGACGCGACCCCATGACGGAGGTCAAGTCCGTGACGCTGCCCGAGCTTCTGCTGACGTACAGCCGCACGGCCCCGGTGTTCCAGAAGTGGGACACGGAAACCGCCATCGAACAGGGCCTCAAGGCTTCAGCGATCTTCTACGCATGCGTGGACAGGCGCGCCAAGTCCGTGGCTCAGGTGCCATGGAAAGCCTACCGAAAGCAGCGCGACGGGACGCTGGCGGAGGCATTGGACAGCCCGCTGCAGCAACTCATCAACCGGCCGAACCCAGACTTTGCCTGGTCGGAGATGATGGAGTACATGTCCCAGCATATCGACCTGGCTGGGAACGCCTACTGGTCCATCATCAAAGCCGGGAACGCTGGCCTGCCGGTAGAGTTGTGGCCACTGCTGCCCCAAGGCGTCAAGATCAAGGCCGGGCGCCAGCGGCTTATCGACTACTACCGCTACCAGTACGCTGGCATGACGCGGGACATTCAGAGCCCGGACATGGTGCACATCAAGACCTGCAACCCGAACGATTTTCTGTTCGGCCTGCCCACGATTCAGGCGGCGGGCCGGGCGGTTGACGTTGACCGGGAGGCCAGCATGTGGCAACTGGGCTCCATGCACAACCGTGGCATCTCGGACTACGCGATCATCATCGACCCGGACACCACGCCAGAGCAGATAGAGCGTATCAAGGAACTGCACAAGGACAAGCAGGCCGGGGCCAAAAATGCCCGGCAGCCGTTCCTCACCACGAAGGACATCAAGACGCTGAACCAGACGGCGGTAGAGCTGGACTTCGTGGCGAGCCGGTCCAAAGTATGGGCCGAAATCTGCTCGGCCATGGGTGTACCCCAGCCGATGGTCGGATTGCTGGAAGATGCGACCCTGGCCAACATCGAGACGGCGCGGAAAATTTTCTGGATCGACACGATCATCCCCCTGCTGCGCATGATTCGCGGGCAACTGAACCGGCAACTTGCCGAGCAGTTCGGCCCCGAATGGTGTGTGGACTATGACACCAGCGACGTAGAGGCGCTGCGCGAGGATTACGGCCAGAAGCTGGAGGAGGCGTCCAAGCTGTTCGCCATGGGTGTGCCGTTCAACACTATCAACGAGAAGCTGGGCTTAGGCCTGGAGCCCATCCAAGGCGGTGAAATCGGATACCTGAGCGCGGGCCTGTTGCCGACCGACTTCGACCGCTCGGCGCCAGAAGATCCGGTGCAGCTGGGCAACGTGCCTGCAGAAATCCTCAAGGCCCTGGCGTATGGCAGCGATCAACCCGAGAAATAAGCAGCGCCAGCGCGCGCTAGACGATGCGCTCCAGACGCGCATGTCTGCCCGCTTTGAGCGCCGCCTACGCACGGAGATAGGCCGCACAATGCGCGAGGCCGCGGCGGCCTATGAGAAGCGCGGGGAGCTTGCCATACCCATGGCGCTGGCAGATCACACGGCAGGCATACGCAGCGCGATAGAGGCCGACTATCGCTTGGTGGCTGGGCACTTCGGCCACCGCCTGCTGAACGAGGCCAAGGGCTATGCAGGGCCGGACGTCATCAAGGCCAGCCTGTCCGAAATGCTGGCGCTGGAGGTGGGCCGATTCGTCGGGCGCTGGGTGGCCACGAAGGTAAGCCAGATCAACCGCACGACCGAGAGTCAGATACGCGGCATCGTGCGCAGCGGGCTAGATGATGGCCTGAGCGTGGTGAACATCGCCAAGCGGATACGCGACCTGGCCGCGCCCATGAGCGCTTTGCGTGCACACGTCATAGCCCGGACAGAGACGCACACAGCGGCGAACTTCGGGGCGCAGCAGGCAGCGGAACTGACCGGGCTTCAGATGCGCAGGGAATGGGTGGCCAGCATGGATGACCGCACGCGCGATGAGCCGGACGCGGACCACGTTGCCGCCGATGGGCAGGTGGTGGGCATGCGCGAGCCGTTCATTGTGTCCGGCGAAGAGCTGATGTTCCCAGGCGACCCCTCGGGCAGCCCGGAGAATACGATCATGTGCCGGTGCGCGGTGGTGTTCATCTATGACTGAATCACTGCCGGTTCGCAAAGCAGGACGCCTCGACCTCGCTGCGGAAGTCTTCGGCGGCGCGGACGCGGAACGATGCGGACTGGTAGCGCGGCACGGCGTAGGCGGCTTGAATCATCAGCGAAATGATCTGGTCCTGCTGCGCGGCGTTGGTGTTCATGAGCTTGGACAGCGGCACGCCATCCTGCCGGGCGCGCATCACGATTTCGGCGGTCTTGCCGCGCACCTCGCAGAACTGAGCAACGGAAACTGGGTCGGTCTGGGCAGACGCGGCGCCAGCGGCAAGGGCAAAAACAACGGCGGCAAGAATGGTTTTCATCTGGAAAGCTCCTGTAAGGTTGCGACATCAAAGCGTGTCGGGGCCGATGCTAACCCGGAACGCTCCAAAAGTGTAGCGATATTTGCAACAGCCCGCATTATTTGCGCCAGTGCAACTATCGCGCTACAATGAGCCATAGAGGTGGCCTATGATCTTCAAGTCCCTGAAGTTTGACGCAGACGCGATTGACCCTGACGAGCGCACGTTCGAGGGCTATGCCGCCGCCTATGGCAACACGGACACGGACAACGACATCATCGAGCAAGGCGCGTTCGCCAAGTCCATCAAGGAAGGCTTCCCCGCCAAGTCGATCAAGGTGCTCTGGCAACACGACGCGCGCCAGCCCATCGGCCTGCCCACCGACATGCGCGAGGATTCCAAGGGTCTGTGGGTGAAGTCCAAGATCAGCCGGACCGCGAAAGGCGATGAGGCGCTGGAGCTGATGCGCGATGGCGTCATCAACCGGCTGTCCGTGGGCTTCAGCATCCCCGGCGGAAAGTCCCAGATCGACGGCCAGGGCATCCGGCACATCTACGAAGGCAAGCTCTTCGAGTACTCGCTGGTGACATGGCCCGCGAACGATCAAGCAATCATCACCGGGGTCAAGACCCTGACCGAAATGCGGGAGTTTGCCGAGGGCGCTGCGCTCTCCGTGAAGGCCCGAGAAGAACTGTTGGCGGAACTCGCCAGCATCACGGCACTGCTGAAGGGTGAGCCGCCGCGCACTCACTCCCAGGGGCAGCCGCCATTGTCGAGCGATGAGGTCAAGTCCCTCATCAATTCCACTCTGGGCGAACTGGCCCGAATCTGAATCAAGGAAAAATCATGGACATCCAAGAACTGAAAACCCATCTTGACACGGTGAAGACCGAGATCAAGGACGCCGTTTCCAAGCGCGACGCCGAAGTCAAGCAGTACGGCGAAGTGACCGAAGCCACCAGCAAGGCCCTGACCGCCGCCACGGAGCGTCTGGACACCATCAAGTCCGATCTGGACCGCGTGGATTCTCGCGTTCAGGAAATCGAGAAAGCCTCGCAGCGTCACCTCGGCGGCGCAGAGCAGGTCAAGTCCTACGGCCAGATGTTCGTCGAGTCTGATGAGTTCAAGAACGCCAAGGGCGCCAACACCGGCACCATGCGCGTGCGCAAGAACCTGTCCGGCCTGGCCGCATCCGCTGGCGCTCTGGTTCGCCCCGACCGCCGCCCGGACGTGATCGTCACCCCGGACCGCCCGCGCTTCATCCGTGAGCTGATTCCCAGCCTGCCGACTCAGAGCAACGCTGTAGAGGTGATGCGTCAGAACGTATTCACCAACGCCGCTGCACTGCAAGCCCCTGGCGTCGCATCGACC